ATCGGTAACTCGGTCGGCACGCCCGGCACAACTCCCGGCACTTCGGCAGTTCTTCTTGCTGCACAGCAGAAGCTGAACGAAAACGCTGCGGTGATGTCGCCACGCTACGCCACCGTCAACCCAGCAGCTAACGCTGGCTTGGTCGAAGGCTTGAAGGGCCTCTTCAACCCAACCGACACAATCAGCAAGCAGTTCAAGAACGGCATGATGGGTACAGGCGTACTTGGTTTCGACGAAATCAATATGTCGCAGTCCATCAAGCAGTTCACCACTGGTTCGCGTACTGCAACTGGCGGCACGACTTCGGCTGCAATCACCACTGAAGGTGCAACAACCGTTGCCATCACCGGCGCTGGCGCTGCTGCTACTGTTAAGGCTGGTGACGTGTTCACTGTTGCTGACTGCTTCTCAGTCAACCCACAGACGCGTGAAAGCACAGGTTCGTTGTTCCAGTTCGTTGCGTTGGCTGATGTCACGCTTAACGGCTCTGGCGCAGGCAGCATCACTGTTGCACCGATCTACTCGGCTAACCACGCGCTTGCTACGGTCAACACACTGCCTGCTAACAGCAAGGCAATCGTGTTCGTCGGCGCGGCGTCCACACAGTACGCTCAGAACCTTGTATACCACAAGGACGCTATCACCTTCGCAACCGCCGACCTTCTGCTCCCACAGGGTGTAGATATGGCTTCGCGTCAGGTGCATAACGGCATCAGCTTGCGCGTTGTTCGTCAGTACGACATCAACAACGACCGTATGCCTTGCCGTATTGACGTTCTGTATGGCTACAGCACGATCCGTCCACAAATGGCCGTCCGGATGTGGGGTTAATTTAACACTGGCCCTCGGTTCGCCGGGGGCCAACTTTCTTAAAGGATTTTTATTATGGCTCTTCCTAATGGTGCTGGCGGTTATCAAGTCGGCGACGGAAATCTTGGCGAAGTTACTCTTGGTACTTCGGCTATCCCTACTGCGTACACCGCAGCAGCTACGCTAACCACTGCCGATTTGGCTGGTGGTCTGGTCGTGTACACTTCGGCTTCTACAGCCGATCTTACGCTCCCCGCTGTTTCGGTTGTTAATACCGACATCAGCAGCGCCAAAGTAAACTCATCGTTTGAGTTTTCTTTGGTTACTACCAGCACTGGCGTTCCTACTATCGTAGTAGGCACTGGCTGGACGTTGGTTGGCGTTGGCACAGGCGTTGCATCGCGCAGCGTACTGTTCCGTGCTGTTAAGACAGGCGCAACAACGTACAACCTGTACCGTATCGCTGGCTAATAGGTTTGCCCCGGCTTTAAGTCGGGGCATCCTTTTCAGGAGAAAATCAATGGCTAATAACAAACCTATTGGCGTTGCTTACCTCGACCAAGACATTATTGGCGCACAATATCTCTTGAGCGATGAGCAAATCGGCTATACCGCCGCAGCACAAGGCACAGTCACGCAGGCGACAGACAAGTCTACTGCGGTTACGCTGAACAAGCCCGCTGGCCGCATCACCATGAACGCCGCGTCTTTGGCTACTGCCACTAACGCTACGTTCACGCTGAACAACAGCTTCATTTCTGCAAATGACACTGTTATTCTGACTATCTCTGGTGGTCAAGCGACCGCCGGATCGTACAACGTGTTCGCAAACAATTTGAGCGCTGGCTCTGTCAGCATCAGCCTACGCAACATTTCTGGCGGTTCGCTGTCAGAAGCAGTAGTAATTAACTTTGCAATCCTGCACTGCTCGTAACTAATTTGGGCGGCTTTCGGGCCGTCCATTTTACGGAGTTTCTATGGCCGTTATATATCTAGTTCACGACATCCACGGCGCAAAGGTTGCTATATCCGAAGAGGAAGCCCGCGCTGACGAAGACTTTGGGTGGGAAAGATACTATCCTGACGAGCCTGTAAGTGTTACAGTGAACGAAATGCCGGCGCGCAATAGCCGTCGCCGCACAACGCAGGAAGACTAACCAATGGAAACGGCTGGGGACTTAATCAACGGCGCGCTTAGGCTGCTAGGTGTTCTGGCAGAAGGCGAAACTCCCTCGGCTGAAACGTCGCAGGACGCCTTGCGCGCTATGGATCAGATGATTGATAGCTGGAACACTGAGCGCCTGTCTGTTTTCTCTACGCAAGACCAAGTGTTCACATGGCCCGCTGGCCAACTGTCGCGCACAATGGGACCATCCGGCGACTTTGTCGGCAACCGCCCTGTGCTGTTGGATGACGCAACATATTTCAAAGACCCCGGCACGGGCATCAGCTATGGCATCAAATTCATTAACCAGCAGCAGTATGACGGCATCGCGGTTAAGACTGTAACGTCTACGTTTCCGCAAGTCATCTTCGTCAACATGACGTATCCTGATATTGAAATGTATATCTACCCGCGTCCGACGCGCGCTTTGGAATGGCATTTCATCTCGGTTGAAGAACTGACGCAGCCTGCGACGCTTGACACAAACCTAACATTCCCGCCCGGCTATCTGCGTGCGTTCCGTTACAACTTGGCCTGCGAACTGGCACCTGAGTTCGGCGTTGAGCCTTCACCGCAAGTTCAGCGTATTGCCATGACATCCAAGCGCAACCTGAAGCGCATCAACAATCCAGACGACATCATGTCAATGCCGTACAGCCTTGTAGCTACGCGCCAGCGGTATAACATCTTCGCAGGAAACTACTAATGAAGACGCCCATACTGGGCAGCGCGTATGTGGCCCGCTCGGTAAACGCTGCCGACGCACGCATGATAAACTTGTTTCCGGAAGTCGTACCGGAAGGCGGCATAGAGCCTGCCTTTCTACAGCGTTGCCCCGGTTTATTGCTTCAGCAGACCGTAGGCGAAGGCCCAATCCGCGGGCTGTGGGCGCACCAGACACGCGGCGATGATTTCTACGTTGTATCAGGCTTTGAAGTTTATAAGCTGTCCAGCCTGACCGGAACGCCCGTTAAGCTGGGCGACGTGACCGGCACTGGCCCTGTATCCATCGCCGACAACGGCACACAGATATTCTTCGCCTGCAATCCTGATGCGTATATCTACGACGAGTCAACTAACACGTTCGCGCAGATTACCGACCCTGACTTCCCCGGCGCGGTTACTGTCGGCTATCTGGATGGCTATTTCGTGTTCAACGAACCAAGCAGCCAGCGGATTTGGGTGACGCAGCTTTACGACGGCTTCCAGATCGACCCGCTAGAGTTTGCCAGCGCCGAAGGCAGCCCCGACGGCGTTGTCGGCGTATTGGTAGACCACCGCGAGTGCTGGGTGTTTGGCACCGATTCCACCGAAGTATGGTACAACTCCGGCGGGTTGGACTTTCCGCTGTCGCCAATCCAAGGCGCGTTTAACGAAATCGGTTGCGCCGCGCCGCACTCCATCGCCAAGATGGACAACACCGTGTTCTGGCTGGGCGCCGACGCGCGCGGCCAAGGCATTGTCTACAGGGCGGCTGGCTATAACGCCCAGCGTGTGTCCACGCACGCGATTGAATGGCGCATCCAAAACTATCTGAACATGAGCGACGCTGTTGGGTACACCTACCAGCAGGACGGCCACGCGTTCTACGTGCTGTCGTTCCCGTCCGCGGATGAGACATGGGTGTTCGACGCCTCTACCGGCGCGTGGCACCAGCGGTCATCTTACTCAGCTATCGCTCCCGTTGAAGGCGCGTTTGAAACTAGCGCGTTTAATATTAATGCCTTTTACACTGCGGCGCTTACCACTCCTTCGGGCAACAGCGGCGTCTTCTCGCGCCACCGCAGCAACTGCCAATGTAACTTCCAAGGCAACATCATTGTCGGCGATTACGCTAACGGGAACGTCTACACGTTTGAACTAAATGTTTTTGAAGACAACGGGATAGCGCAGCGTTGGTTGCGGTCGTGGCGCGCGCTGCCGACGGGGCAAAACAATCTTCGCCGTACCGCAAACCACAGTTTGCAGCTTGAGTGCGAGACTGGCGTCGGCCTAAACAGCGGCCAAGGAAGCGACCCGCAAGCCATGCTCCGCTGGTCCGACGACGGCGGTCACACATGGTCGAACGAACACTGGGCGTCTATGGGCAAGATCGGCGCAACCGGCACTCGCGTCATGTGGCGCCGGCTTGGTATGACGCTGAAGCTGCGCGACCGCGTCTACGAACTGTCCGGCAGTGACCCTGTCCGCATCTACCTTACCGGCGCTGAACTGCTGTTGAGCGGCACGAATGCCTAACGACCAACTCACCCGCATCCCTGCGTCGCGTGTCCCGATTACGGACACGTCCGACGGCACGGTAACGCGAGAGTGGTACAGGTATCTGTTCAACATCTTTACGCTAGTGGGTGGCGGCCAAGCTAACTCGGCGGCGAGTTCGTCTTTTGGGCAAGACTTGGCGCCGGCCTATACGCCGCAGGTTGATGCTAAACGTCACGGTGTGTTCTACGATACGTCCACGCAGACCGCTGCCGCCATTAATACGGCGTATCCAATCACGCTTAACTCTACCAGCATAACTGACGGCGTCTATATTGGCACGCCTACGTCGCGTGTGTATGTAGACCGGCTAGGCACGTACAACTTTCAATTTTCGGCGCAGCTTGTCAAAGCGTCTAGCAGCGCCAAACACGTTTATATTTGGTATAGAGTAAATGGTGCGAACGCGGCAAACTCGGCAACAAAAGTAACTTTGGCCGGAAGCGACGCAGCAGTTGTCGCTGCGTGGAACTTTGTGATAGAGTTAAACGCAGGTGATTATTTTGAATTGGTTTGGTCTACAGATGATACAGGTTGCCAAATTTACGCTCAGGGGGCCAGCGCCCCTGTCCCCGCAATTCCGTCCGTCATCCTGACGGTTACTGATAACATTAATTGAGGTCTGATCATGGCTGTTCTTGCTCCACAACCTAAAGCACAATTCTTCGACGCCAGCGGTAGCCCGTTGGTCGGCGGTAAAGTCTTCACATATGCAGCGGGTACGACAACGCCGCTGGCGACGTATACCGACGCGTCGGCGACAGCGCCAAACACCAACCCAGTCATTCTGGACTCCCGCGGCGAGTGCAATCTGTGGTTCGCTACGGCCACCAGCTACAAAGTAGTTTTGAAAAACGCTACTGACGAACTGCAATGGACCGTCGATAACATTGCGACTTACGGCACCATCGCCAGCCAAAACGCCAACAACGTGGCTATCACCGGCGGCACGGTCACCGGCGTCACAATCACAAGCTCGACTATCACCGGCGACATATCGGGCAACGCAGGCACGGTGACGAACGGCGTCTATCTGAACGCCACCCAGACGCTAACAAACAAGACCATCACTGGTCTGGCATCGGCGTCAACAGTCAACGACAGCCTCGGCACAGGCTACACCATCGGCTATCGCAGCGTTCCGCAAAGCCTGAACACGACGGCGGCTGCGTCGGACATCGGTAAGCATCTGTTTGTTTCTGCGACCACCACAATCCCTTCGGGCGTGTTTGTGGCCGGTAACGAATTTCTCGTCGTCAACAGCAGCGGCAGTTCCATTACGTTGACGCAGGGCGCCGGCACGACGTTGCGGCTTGGCGGCACGGCTACCACAGGCAGCCGCACCATCGCCGCTTACGGCGTGGCTAACGTGTTGTGTACCGGCACTGAAACATTCTATGTCACTGGCAACGTAACCTGATAGGACCGGCCCATGCCAATTATCGCAGCAAACATCATTCCTGCTAAGAACATGGAAAACGCGCAGACAACGCAGTATGTGGCGACAGGCGTCACGACTATCATTGACAAGTTCACTGCCACTAACTTCAGCAGCGGCATGGTCAACGTAAGCGTCAACTTAGCGGCGGTCAGCGAAGCCACCGGCAACAGCAACCTGATCGTCAAGACGCGGACGCTGCAACCCGGCGAGACGTACACCTTCCCTGAAATCGTAGGTCACATCCTGCCGTCCGGCGGGTTTGTCTCAACGCTTGCGTCGGCGGCAGCGGCAGTCAACTTGCGCGCGTCTGGCCGCGAAATCAGCTAATGCTGGAGCGTAGCTACGACACTGCTTTTATTAACAAGGTCGTAAACGATCCTGCGGTAAGGCCGTATGTTGGCAGCGGCGTAGACGGCGACATAGACACGCAGATACTTGTTGACAATCCTGACAACTGGTTTCTGATGGGCGAACACGGTGGGTTTCTGTTTGCAGGAACTGCCCCCGGCGTCCGCGAAGTACACACGTTTGTTTTGCCTAGCGGGCGTGGCGAATGGGCTGCTGCCGCAAGGGCAAAAGCTATTGAATATCTGCGCGAACACGGCACGGAAAAGCTGTGGACTAAAATCGAGCCAGATAGTAAACACGTAATTCAGTACGCCCTTGAAGGGGGTATGCAAAAGACAGACGAAATGGTAGAGTTGTTTGGTACACTTTATCAAATTTACCGGATGGAGTTAAGATAATGCCAATCGCACCCGTAGTCGGCGCAGCATTGATCGGTGGCGGTGCAGCCCTTGCCGGGGGTGTTATCGCCAGTAAAGCGTCTAGCAAAGCAGCTAAGGCGCAAGAAAATGCAGCCAACACTGCGGCAGCCGCGCAGGAACGTGCAGCGGCGCTGGCGCTAGAGGCGCAGAAGACAGGCAACGCAGAAGCTGTAGCAGCGGCACGGGAAGCCGCAGCAGCAGCGCAGACCGCACAGGACGCAGCGACTAAGGCAGCACAAGATTTTGCGCGCGCGGAATACGAAGAGACGCGCGGTGAACTGGGTAAGGGCTTTACCGGCGCTGAGAGCGCATACGGTCAAGCCTTCGGCGGCGCGCAGAACGCATACAATCAAGCCTTTGGCGGCGCGCAAGATGCGTACAATCAAGCCTATGGTCAGGCCCAAGGCGCATACGACCGCTCTTACGACGCGGCGCAAGGCGCGTATGACACGGCGTTTACTGGCGCCCAAGGCGCATATGACCGTGCGTTCCAAGGCGCTCAAGGTGCATACGATCAAGCCTACCAGCGGCAAGAGGGTTTTCAGCAGCCTTATATCCAAAGCGGCCTGACTGCCCAAGACCAGATCATGCAGCTTATGGGCCTCGGCGGCGACAGGAACGCTGCTGACTTCGGCCAGTACGCTAAGGCTTTTGGTACACAACAATTTGAGCAAGACCCCGGCTATGCCTTCCGCCAATCGGAAGGCATGAAGGCGTTAGAGCGCAGCGCATCGGCGCGCGGCGGTCTGCTGTCGGGTGGCGCCATGAAGGGTATCCAGCGGTTTGGGCAAGACTTAGCCAGCCAAGAATATTCGAACGCATTTAACCGCTATCAGACTGAGCGTGCAGCGCGTCTAGGTACGCTGGGCAACCTATCCAGCGCCGGCCAATCGGCGTCAAATAACATGAGCAACTTTGCGGGCCAATACGGCGCGCAAACCGCTGGAAACACTTTAGGACTTGGTCAGGCTACCGCCGGAAATGCTTTGGCGCGGGGGCAGGCCACAGCGCAGAACGCGTTAAACCGCGGCGAAGCTACTGCTGCAACCTCTTTAGGGCTTGGTCAGGCAACCGCAGGGAACCGGCTCGGTCTTGGTCAGGCGACCGCAGGAACCAATTTGGGTCTGGGTCAGGCGATGGCAGGGACTGCGCTTGGCCGCGGCAACGCAATGGCCGGCAACGCTGCCAACTATTACGGCACCCAAAGCGGTCTTGCGCTGGGCCAAGGCCAGAACATCGCACAAAACCAGTACAATATAGCGGACGCCGTTTCGCGTGGCGCGCAGAACACGGCGAACGCCGCTTCGCAGAGCGCGTACAATGTCGGCAACGCACAGGCTACCGGCGCGATGAATGCTGGCGCTGCTCGTGCGTCAGGCTACATCGGTCAAGCCAACGCGTACAACAACGCGTTGGGCCAGATAGCTGGGTATGCAACGCAGGCGCCCATGAACAACGCCATTATGCAGTATTATAAGCGCAGAACACCCGGCAGCGGCGGCTACATCCCACTTTCAGACGACGGATAATTTATGTCAAACCAAATGATTGCTCTTCAGGCCCGCAACCCACAGCTTCCTGATCCGTCGCGGCAGACGGCGCAGTTTGCAAACATGATGAACATGGCGTCGCAACAGCGCGCGTCACAACTTCAGGCTGAGCGCACACGTCAGGAAATGGATTTTGCGAAGAACGCGGAAGCGCGCGCTGTCGCCGGTGAAGGCCGCGCGGAGCAAAAGTTTAGCGTGGAGCAATCAAAAGCATTGGTGTCGGCGTTAGGCACGGGGATAGTTAAGATACTGCGTGACCCTAGCGACGCAAGCATAGGCCAAGTAGGCCAAACTTTTGCTGCGGTCGGGCTAGAACAAAGCCAATTTGGCCCTCTACTAAAACAGATACAAGATATACCTGACGCAAACGACCGTAAACTGTTTGTTATGGACTTAGTTACGCAGTCTCCAGAGGCAACTCAGACGCTTAAAGCTGTTATGCCAGAAGTAAAATCAGAAAAGGTAGGCGACGCTACGGTATTTTACGACGCCAACGCTAACTCAGCTAATTTTGGTCAAGAAATATTCCGGTTCACTGTAGCGCCAGAGCCTGTTAAGATGACGCAAAACGTCGTTGACGGCACGCTGATGAATACAAACCCTGTCACAGGCGTATCCGCAGAAGCCATTGTCGGCGACCCAACTCAAGGCGCAAACCTTCCGGCGCGCGAACCTACATATCGTAGCACTGGCGTTAGGTCCCCATACGCGGTCGGCGCTGGCACAGGTCAGCGGCCAATGATGCCGGCGGTTGCGCCTACCGCGCCGCCAGCACAGGCTGTCGGCGTACCTGTTGGTGGCGCGGGGCGCGCCCCCGGTAGCGGTAAAGACACATTTAAAATAATGATAGGTATGGAGTCGCGCGGTAAACAATTTGATAGGTCTGGTGCGACGCTTACTTCGCCCAAGGGCGCCCTTGGTATTGCTCAAATTATGCCGGCTACAGCGCCTGAAGCCGCTAAGCTGGCTGGTCTTCCATATGACAAAACCCGCCTTCGCAACGATGAAGCGTACAATCTTGCGCTGGGCGAAGCATACTTTAATAAGCAGTTGCGTGATTTTGGCGACCCTCGTTTAGCGGCGGCGGCCTATAACGCTGGCCCCGGCGCAGTGCGCCGGGCTCTGCAAAAGGGTGGCCCCGACGGATGGATCAATCATGTCCCCCGCGAAACGCAAAAGTACGTCGCACAGATACCCGGCGGCGATGGTGGTAAAACGCCTGCCCGCACACCTACAGGCGGTACTGGTACGGCCACAGCTACTGGCGCACCGCTAACTGTCAGCGCACAGCAGCAGCAGAAGGCGTTTAAGAAAACCCTTGAGATGGTTAATTACGACGCGAAAACAGGCGCGGAAATGGTTTCAGATTTAATTAAGTCTTCTACCAGCGGCGGCCTAGAAAAAATAGGTTCTGAAGCCGTAGGGTTTTTAACTGGTGAAGCTACGTCTGGGCGCGTGGCCTTGGGCCAACTGGCAACACTAAAAGACAGCATGACGTTTGAAAAGTTACGCGGCAAGTTGGGCGCGCAAATTTCAGACGCCGACGTTCGTTTGGTAGCCAACACGATGGGCGACATAGCCAACCCAGACATTCCCGCTAACGAGCGTTTGGCGAAATGGCAGAACATAGTTTTGCCAATACTTGTACGCGGCGCTGGCTTAACACCAGTAAAACCAAGAGCCACGCCAACTGGCGGGTCCAAAGGTAAACCTCCTCTCGACTCTTTCCGTAGGAAGTAAGCATGGCTAAATTTGACGCCGAAGGCGCGCGCGCTGCTGGCTACACGGACGCAGAAATTGCCGACTATTTAGCTGAACAGGAAGCATTCGACGCTGCTGCTGCCCGCGAAGCAGGGTATACTGACGCGGATATTATCGGCTATATTTCAGCCGCACCTGTTAAGCCTGTCAAACGCGAACCCGAACCTGACCGCTCGGCTGCACAGTATGCAGGTGTTATTTCCAGCGCGCTGTTGCCTTACGCTACGGCAGCGGGCGCTGGTGCGTTGGCAACCGGCGTCCCTACTGGTGGTCTAGGTGCGCCTTTGGGTGCGGCGGCTGGTGTAACGGCGTTAGGTGTCGCCGACCTTGGCACAGCAATATACAATTTGGGTGGCTCGTTATTTGATGCCGAACGCATCCCGCTGCCGTCAGAAACTATCCGTAAGGGTTACGAAAACGTCGGTATTGGGCGCCGTCCACAAACGCCGGAGCAGGAAGTTTTGTTCCGTACTGTTGAAGGTGCTGGCGGGGGTTTAAGCGGCGCGACCGCGTTTAAAGAACTTGCAAAAAACGCTACGCCCGGCGTAACTCGCAACGTCATGCAGGAACTTGGCCGTGCGCCCGGCGTACAGACCGCGGCTGGCGCTGGCGCCGCGGCGGCCCCAACGATTGCCCGCGAGTATGCAGGCGTCGAAAACCCTCTTGCACAGTTTGGCTTGTCGGTAGCTGGCGGTATGGCCGGCGGTCGAATAGCGACGCCGCGCGCTACACCTGTCACATCTGAACAGTTTGTTAAGCAAGCTGATGCAGCATATCAACGCGCGCGCGATGCAGGTGTTCGTTTTGACACGGCAGCTATTGCAAACCTTGCACAAGACATTCGCAAAGGTATGTCAACGCCAGACATGACGTTCCGCCCAAAACTTCATCCTCGGATCAACGCCGTCTTAGAAGATATAGACGACGCTGTTGCAGAAGCTCAAAAGAATGGTACGCCCATATCATTTTCGGAACTTGAACTTTTGCGCCGCGTAGCGCGCACTGGCGCACGAAGCATGGATGCCGACGAGCGCAGGTTAGGCGCCGGCATCATCCGCAATATAGATGATTTTATTGACGCACCCCCACCTAACGCTGTCGTAGCCGGCGATGCCCCCGGCGCAGCATCCGCGATAAAAGAAGCGCGGACGGCGTGGCGGCGCATGAGCCAATCAGACAATATCAACAATATGATATTAGAAAAAGCAGCCGACACTGCTGAAGGGGTATCCGCTAATACGATACGGCAAGCGGCTCGGTCGATAAATAAAAGCGAAAGTAAGAAGCGAGCTTTCGATCCAGCCATCCAAAAACAAATAAAAGATTTGGGCCGCGGCACTGGCGGTTTGTCAACGCTTCAAGGGCTTGGGACGTTTGGGCCGACCGTGCCTACGACGCCGCAGCAGGTAGTTCGCGCGCTACCGGCGGCGGCCACATTAACGGGCGCCGGTTCAGCTATGTATAGCGGTTCTCCGGGTCTTGCGTTGCTAGGTGCCACTGTAGCCGGCGGCGGGCTTGCGTCGCGTGCGGCGGCTAATAAAATGGCGCTCGGCAAGGTCAATAAAATGTTGGATCAGGCGCGCGGCACACCTGCCCGCGAAATGTTTACGCCGCAGATAGCCGCGCAAGTCGCGCAGCAATATGGCTTTCCTGAAATTAGTCCCGACTCTGGTGAGCCATTGGTAGATATTGGTTTTGCAGAAGGCCAACCTTACCCAATGTACGGCACGCTAAGTAAAGAAAAGCAGTTTGTAAACTTTAACGCCATGAGACGCTAACCATGACTTCTATCGACCAAACCCAAGCACAACTCAACACGCACGAACAGGTCTGCGCGTTCCGGTATGAGAGTATCTGTGCGCGTCTGAAGCGTCTTGAAACCATAGGTATGTCTGTGGCCGGCACAATCATTCTGCTGCTGGTCGGCATACTGCTGAAGGCTGGCGTATGACTATCATTCTGGGCCAGCGCAGCCTGTCCCGGCTTGAAGGCGTACACCCTGATTTGGTACGCGTCGTCAAGAAAGCCGCCGTGCTGTCCAACCTCGACTTCACGGTGCTGGAAGGTTTGCGTACCGTCGAGCGCCAGAAGCAGTTGGTCGCCCAAGGCGCGTCGAAGACGATGAACTCGCGGCATCTTACCGGCCACGCTGTCGATCTGGCGCCGATGATTGGTGGTAAAATACGTTGGGATTGGCCGCTGTATCACAAGCTGGCTAAGATAGTTAAGGCCGCTGCGGCGGATGAGAAAGTCCCGCTCGTATGGGGCGGTGATTGGCGTGCTTTCAAGGACGGCCCGCATTGGGAACTGCCTTGGAAGTTTTATCCGAAGGGAAAATGATATGAAAATCGTATCTTGGTTAGTAAACCGTTTGAAAGAACCAAGTACCTACGCTGGGTTCGCCGGCATTGCGCTGGCGCTTGGCCTGTCTGACGCTGAGTGGGCTACCGTTTCCACAGCGGTAGCTGGTTTGGCAGGTGTCGTCGCCATGTTTCTAGCTGAAAAACCAGCAGCATAATGAAACTCCTGTCGGCCCTGCTGGGTATCATTAACAAGCTGTTAGGGCTTTGGAATGAGAACCGTTGGAAGCAGCGGGGCCGTCAGGAAACCATTAAGGAAATCAACGATGCCATCAATGAGCAGATTGAACTTGGTGCGACTGCTATCAGCGTCCCTGATCCTGAGCGTGACGAACGGTTGCGCGACCGTTTCGACCGTTCCCGTAAATAGCTATTGTGCTATCACGAAACCCATCAGTTACGATGCAACAAAAGATACATCGGAAACTGTCAAGGAAATAGAGGCGCATAACAGCGTCTTTGTTTGTGTCTGCGAAGCGGACTGCCCGAAAGGCTCCTAATGCCTAGAACTATAAGTGTAGACGAGAAGCTCTTTGACTACTGCACGCCGAACCAACGCAAAGTCCTTAACGCAATAATTCTCTACGGCGGGGCCAAAAAGGCCGATGAAGTCCTTGGTATGTATAAGGGCGGCGCATCGGAAATATACAACAACGTCAAGAACAAGGCCGCGAAGATGGGGTACGCCCCTGAGCATGACTTCACTCGGCCAGTGCCGGATGGGTATGTCGCCAAGGGGGTGTCCACTTATTATAACTCCGAAGGCAAGCCGTCGGGCCAGTGGGTCAAAGCATCACTAACGCATGAGGCGCTCATTAACGCCATGCGTGAGACGGTCGCCGGCTTCAAGGACCAGATACAGCCAGCGGACATCATAGCTGCTCCAGCCGCTTCTGAAGAACAACTGTGCAATCTATATACCTTTACCGACTACCACCTTGGTATGCTGGCATGGCATCAGGAAGGCGGCGCTGATTGGAATGTATCCAAAGCAGAACAAACTATCATTGCTGCGCTGGTACAAATGGTCAACCAAAGCCCTAGCGCACACACAGCCGTACTCAATATCCAAGGCGATTTCCTGCACACCGACGGCAAGATGCCTGTGACGCCAGCATCCAAGCACGTTCTGGACGCCGACAGCCGCTTCCCCAAGATACGCCGCGCTGCAATACGGATCATCCGCTCACTAATGGCAATCTGTTTGCAGCGGCATCAGGAAGTGTATCTGATTATTGCTGAAGGCAACCACGACGAAGAAAGCAGCGGCTGGCTGGCCGACCTGTTTGCGGTGCATTACGAAGAAGACCCGCGCGTCACTGTCAACGACAGCGTCCTGCCGTTCTACGTGTTCGAGTGGGGCAGCACCATGCTGGGTGTGCATCACGGCCACAAAGTCAAGAACGAAAACCTACCGTTGCTGTTCGCCGCGCAGTTTCCGCAATCGTGGGGCCGCACTACCCGCCGCGAAATACACTGCGGCCATCGCCACCACCGCGATGAAAAAGAATATAATGGCGTGACAGTTGTGCAACACCCAACGCTGGCGGCGCGTGATGCCTATGCTGCGCGCGGCGGTTGGATTGCGGATCGCGCAGCTTGGGCCATCACGTACCACAAAGATTACGGCGCAGTTGGCCGCGTCATGGTAACAACGGAAATGCTAGGTGCGCCTAGCCATCAGGCGGCCTAGTAGTATCACCGCCTCACCTAAGTCTTCTGGCGCATGGCCTGCCCGCAGTAACGCAAGTATCTTTTCTAGTGCTTCAACGGTTGCCGCTGCATGGTCTGTCATTTCTTCAACCCTTTCAATAGTTCGTCGCGCTCCCGCGCTGTCCGCATCGCGGAGTAACGCTGGTGCAACCGCCGGGCGAGGGCGGGTCGCTTGTGCGTCTTCAGTTCAGCGTCCAACGCCTGCTTTAGCTGATCTTCCGTAAGGTCGGACAGCACGGCAATCATCGACCGCCAGTTTAGTTTACTCATTTTTAAGTTCCTCTAATGCTATGTCGGACACCGCACGCTTGTCGTGCAGCGCCGCCCATATGCGTTCGTCAATACTCTTTTCGGTCAACATTACATAGACCCAGACATCCTTGGTCTGGCCGCTGCGGTGCAGGCGCCCGACCGTTTGCTCGTACAACTCCAGCGACCACGGCAGCGACAGGAATACCATGTGGCATCCGCCGTGCTGTAAATTCAGGCCGTGGCCTGCCGACTTAGGGTGCGCCAACAGCAGTTCGACCTCGCCGCGGTTCCAGCGTTCGATGACGTTGTCGTCGTCCATCGTCTGCGCGTGCGGGAAGCGGCGCTTCAGTTCTGCCAACTCTTCCTGATACGTGTAGGCAATGATGGTGTTAGCCCGCTGGTTCTCCGACAACAGTTCTTCCAGCCGGTCGAACTTGTGGCTGCTGAACCAGATGGACGGCGTGCCAGCGTCGCGGTTGTAGACAAAGCCGGACGCCATCTGTTGCAGCTTGGTCGTCACCGACGCTGCGTTCTGCGCTACGATCTGGTCGTCGCCGAAGCGCACGACATAATCCCGCTTCATCTTGTCGTATGGCTTGCGGTCGTCCAGCGGCACCCGCACCTCTGTGACATGGCACGGCGGCAGCTTGTCCTTGTATTCACCCGGCTCCAGC